ATGAGGATGATGCCAAACTGCAATTATTGCTCAATGCCGCCGAGGATGAAGCCTGTCAATTTATGGGAAGGGAATCCCTTACTATTCTGCTTGATGAAACGAATGCAGAGCTGCCAGCAAGTATCACTATGGGCGTAATGATTTTACTGCAAGCAAACTATCAAGCAACACCAGAAGATGCGGCAAAACTGCGCAAAGCAGCAGAAATAAAATTAACGCCTTATCGAATTGGTTGGGGTATCTAATGCTAGCGCATCGTTTACGTCACCGGGTACATATCCAACAACCGATAAAAACTCAGGATCCCCAATCAGGTGGTGATCTCATCGAATGGCAAACCCTCATGTTAGGGGTAAAACCCCTTGATAAGCTCGCTGCAGAGGTATTAACCGGCGCTGGTCGAGAATTATTTGCGGCAGATGCCAAACAAGCTGAAACCAGCGCAAGAATTAATTTTCGTTGGTTCCCCATTGATTTAAGCCTTTTATACCAATGCCGCATTTTATGGGATGGCAGAACTTACGATATCCAATCGGTAGAAACCGACATAACAGGGCGTCAAGAGTGGCGATTACGCTGCAAAGATGGCGTTAATCAGGGGCTTTAAGATGGCCGCAAAATTCGATTTCAGTCTCATTGGCTTAAAAGAAGTTAAAGCCAAAATGAATAAGGTTAGCCAAACCGTGCTTGATACGGGTACACGTACCGCGCTGCGTAAAGCTGCTGGCATCGTCAAAAAAGCGGCTCAAGAAAATTCACTCAATGTGGACGACCCCAAAACAGGTAGGCGCATTCGCGACAACGTCACCCTGCAGTTTGCTAGCCGGCTATTTAAAAGCGAAGGCGTGATCATGTATCGAGTGGGTATTGCAACTAATCGCGGCCGTATTCCTACACCGAACGCCGACGAAGGTGCGCGCGGTAATACCCCACACTGGCATTTAGTCGAGTTCGGTACCGAACACGCCCAAGCACAGCCATTTATGCGTCCGGCACTGGCCAATAACATCAATCAAGTGATCGGCCGTTTTACGGTTGAATTTGATAAAGAACTCGATAAGGCACTTTCATGAGTATGGCGCCCATTTTTGTCGTGTGTCGAGAAAGCACGGCAGTAACTGATTTACTCGGTACCAATCCCACACGGCTTTATCCCTTCGGCCAAGCGCCGCAAAACGTAGCCAAGCCCTATGCTGTTTGGCAGGTGATCGGTGGTAGCCCAGAAAACTATATCTCAGGCCGACCCGATACCGACACCTTTGCACTGCAAGTGGATGTATATGCCGATTCAGGCAATTCGGCTAATGCTGTGGGTGATGCAATTCGCTTCGCCACAGAATTAGAGGCGCATACCACCAATTACAACGGTGATAGTCGCGACAAAGAAACAGGCAATTATCGTCACAGCTTTGACATAGATTGGATAGTCACAAGATAACCCACTAAACACCATTTCATAAAACCCAAAGCCTCTGCAACCGCAGGGGCTTTTTTGTATCTGCCGTAAGGCTATTGTTAGGAGCACACACATGAGTATGAAAACGCAGGGCACACAGCTCTATGCAATCGATCCGGCAGATGATTCCATTTTAGGCGTCATCGCGGTGACCAGTATTGATGGTATTGACAGCGCCGTTGATTCTATCGAAACCACCCCGCTTGAGGCCATGGCCCGTGAATTTGAATCAGGCCTAAAATCACCAGGTGCGGCCACCTTTGGCATCAACGTTGACCCACGCCTAGCTAGCCACCTGCGCTTGCATCAATTAAAAACGGCAGGCACAACCCTAAAATGGGCGATTGGCTTCAGTGATGCTGTTGGCACTCCGCCAACTGTTACCACTAAAGACTTCACCTTACCTACAACCCGTACTTGGATCACCTTCGAAGGTTTTATGACGGCCTACCCATTTGGGTTTGCACAAAACGATGTGGTTAAGTCAACCATCGGCATTCAGGTGTCTGGCGATCCTGTGTTGGTGCCAGCGACTGTTACGCCTTAATCATAGGTAAGCCTGATTAACCTGAATTAAGCCCACTTAATCAGTGGGCTTTTGTTAACCGTATTAACTTAATCCTAAAGGAACAATCATGGAATTAAGTGTTGCTAGCCTTATACAGTCGGGTTCCTATTCTCCCGCAAAGCCAGAACGCCGCGAAATTTCGTGGATCAACCAAAATGGCGAAACCTGCACCGCATCGGTATACATCCGTAAAAAGTCATTCGTCACAGCCAACATAGAAGCTAACAACTACCACAGTGGTATTGATTCACTTACTTCGCGCATTGTTTCCAGTGTTGCCGATGAACACGGCAAACCCTTATTTGAGATTGACGACATTCTAGGCAATGACGCCCATGGCCCAATCTGCGACTCACTCGGTATGGCACTTATTGGTGCAATTAACGAAGTGAATGGTTTCGGGTTAAAACCTGACCCAAAAGCCTTACCGCCGACGACGAATTCTGGCACGAGCTCGTCCTCGCAGGCGTTGGCGGACGAACCATCGAAGAAGCCCAGCAAAACCTCACGCACCGAGAAGTCATCAACTGGATCGCCTACCGAGCCAAGTTCGGCCCCTTAAGCCTTCAAGCACGGCAAGAACGCATTGCTGCCGCGCAAATGCACCACCTCAATATCATTCATGGCGGCAAAGCTGATCTTGAACACTTCATGTTGTTCAGCCATTTGGATGCCGAACCACAGCAAGAAGCCACCGTTGATGACGTGCTGCTGATGCTAAAAGCCAGTGCTATCAAAAAGTAATTAAAATTAGTAGCAATAAGGCCAAGGATGGCCAACCCAATGCAGTAAAACCAAAGTCCTTAAACCAAGCAGGAATACCCATGGCAAATAAGTCACTCGGCACACTAACGCTAAACATGGTTGCCGAAACGGGCAGCTTTGTTGAAGGTATGAGTAAAGCTGAGCGTGCATCATTAAAGGCTGAAAATGCGACAGCCAGAATGGTGAAACAGATTGATCCGCTGATATCACAGCTATCTAGCCTAGAAGTTCAGCAGCGCCGTCTTGCAGAGTTAAATGATAAGGGAATATTTAATGGTCGTGAGTTCGAGATCTTATCGGAACGCTTAGAACAAACTAAAAATGCCACGTATGAGGCAAACTCGGCTTTTGCAGATCAATACAAGCAGATCAACCGAGTCGTCAGCCAGCTAGACCCTGCAATCGCTAAATATGCCGAATTAGACAACATGCAAGCGCGGTTATCTGAAGGCGTAAAAGTGGGCGTTATCAGTGGCGAAGATTTCACAAAATATAACGCTCAGCTAGCGACAATGCGTGAAGAGTATGACAGGGCATATACCGCATCAGGTCGGCTGCAATCTGCTCAGCAAAAAGAACAAGCGGAACTGCAAGGGCTATTGCGCCAGTTAGATCCAGTAACAGCAAAACTGGCAGAGTTAGAATCTCAAAATACTAAACTATCAGCGGCCTTCGCTGCAGGAAATATAGATAAGGGACAATACGATAGCGCAATAGTAAAACTTAACCAAATGCGATCGGCCATTGATGGCACAACAGAAGCGCAAATGAAGGCTGAGGCGGCAACCAAGCAACAACAGTCAGAATTACAACGGCTGCAGCAAAGACTTGATCCTGTCATCTTTGAAATTAGAGAGCTCGATAAAGCACAAGAGTTATTAAGATCTAGCTCAGCTAAAGGCTTAATAAATTCATCTGAATATGACCTTTACTCTAAACGTTTAGCAAAAATGCGGAGTGAAGTTGGAAATACAAGCATTGAGTTTGATAAAAATGGTTTGTCAGCTAAGCAAATGTCATTCGCTTTGCGCGGTATCCCTGCTCAGTTTACCGATATAGCCGTATCGCTCCAAGGTGGTCAAAATCCATTAACGGTATTCTTACAGCAAGGCGGTCAGCTAAAGGATATGTTTGGCGGCGTGGGCCCAGCGGCTAAAGCCATGGGCGGCTACATACTGGGATTAATTAACCCATTCACCATTGCAGCTTCTGCTGCTGGCGTAATGTCGCTGGCGTATTACCAAGGCAGTGTTGAGGCAGATAGGCTACGTAATGCATTAATACTGACAGGTAACTCTGCAGGATCTACATCAAGCGAATTGATGGAGTCAGCCAAACGTATTGATGCCATTAGCGGCACTCAGCGCCAAGCAGCCGCAGCGCTGGCAGAAGTTGCCAATACAGGCAAGTTTACCGCCAGCCAAATCGAATTAGTTGGACGTGCCGCAGTGCAAATGGATAACGTCACCGGCAAAGCGGTCGCCGATACGGTAGCCGAGTTTGCCAAACTTGCGGATGATCCGGTCAAAGCGGCTGAAGAACTCAACAAAAAGTATCACTTCCTCACTGCATCTGTGTATGAGCAGATTGTCGCGCTTAAGGAAGCAGGTAAAAGCACAGAAGCATCAGAGTTAGCCTTTAGAGCTTATGGCGATGCTATTAGCCAAAGAACGAAAGAGATCACCAGCAATCTAGGCAATATTGAAAAAGCATGGAAGGCGATCAAATCGGGCGCTTCTGAGTCTTGGGATCAACTGCTTAATATTGGCCGCATAGACACGCTAAAAGAAAGGCTCGCTGATAACGCTAAAGAGATTAATAAGTTAGTTTCACTCGGCAAAGGGTCTGGCTTTGAATCAACCCGCCGCGAAAATTTATTAGCTAAGCTGCAGGCAGAAGGAAATGAGCTCGTTAAGCAAATTCAGCTAGAAGATAAATTAGCTGAGGAACAAGCAAAACGCGCCAAAATCAACCAAGACTCCATCGAGGCTCAGCGTGCCATTGCTAAAGTGACCGATGAAACCCTTACCAATGAGCAAAAGCGCACTAAGGCGATAAAGGAATATAACGACAATATCGAAAAGGTGCGTAAAGGTAATGCGAATAGTGCCTTGCTGGACCCTGAAAAAATTAAACGTGATCTCGCCTCGATAGAAGAAAAGTTTAAAGACACCGCTAAAAAGACCAAAGCCTTTGCTGACGACGCGGCCACTACGTATCTCATGCGTTTGCGCGAAACTCAAGCAGGCTTGCAAGGTCAGCTAGAGTCAAATATCAAGCTTACTCAGTCGCAAAAAGAGTTAGTGCAGTTTGAGCAGCAAATCGCCGATATCAAAAACAAAGATGTACTGACCGCACAACAAAAAAGTTTGTTGGCGGAACAATCGGTGATCCGCGCTCAACTTGAAAAGAACGTTGGACTAGATGATGAAATTAAAAAGCGCAATGAATCCATCCGCCTGCAAAGCTACAGCGCCAATCTCACTGCTAACCTTGCAGCAGAACAACAGCGCAACGCCGACAAACTTGCCACCTTTGGCCTTGGTGACAAAGCACAGCAACGCCTAGGCGATCGCCAAGGGATTGAGCGTGATGTAGAACGCGCTCAGGGCAAAGCGTTATCAGATAACCTCGCAGGTAAAACTACCGACGATGAATATCAGCAACAACTTTCTATGCTCAAGGATAACCTCACCGAACGCTTGGCCGTTCAGGATGAATACTATTCTGCCCTCGATGCCAAGCAATCCGATTGGACTAATGGCGCCCGTTCATCAATGCAAAATTACATTGATGCTGCGGCTGACATGGCAGGCCAAACCAAAACCCTCATGGATGGGGCTTTTGGTGGTATGACAGACGCGCTTACTGATTTTGTCACCACAGGTAAGGCCGACTTTGCCGGGCTTGCAAAATCGATATTGGCGGACATTGCCAAGATTGCCATGCAAAAAGCCATTGCTGGTCTAGTGGGAAATATGTTTGGTGGTTTCGCAGATGGAGGAGCGGTTGGCGATACTGGATTCTCATCCGGCGGCTTTACTGGCTTTGGTGGAAAATATGAGCCTGCAGGCATTGTTCACAAAGGCGAGGTCGTTTGGTCGCAGCGTGATGTAGCGGCTGCTGGCGGTGTGGCTACAGTAGAAGCCATGCGCAAAGGCAATAAAGGCTATGCCAATGGCGGCATAGTTGGCGGCGCAGCTTATAACGGCGTGCCAGCCTCGGCAACGGCTGGCGCTGGCGTGGTGCATGTTGAGGTCAACATAGATCAAAGTGGCAATGCCACAACCAAAGCCGATACCCCTGCCTTAAATCAGTTCGGCAGCGAACTGGGTAAATTTGTCGAGCAAAAATATCGGCAATTACTCGCTAATGATTTAAAACCTAACGGCCAAATTGGTCGCACGATAGCGGGAGGTTATCGCTAATGCCACAAACATTTACTTGGGCACCCGACAATGGTGCCACGGGTGATACCCAGTATCGCACTCGCACCGCAAAGTTTGGCGATGGTTATAGTCAGGCAGTTGGCGATGGTATCAACAGTAAAGTTCAAAGCTGGCCACTGACGTTTACTAAAAATAAAGCCATGGCTGAAGCGATCACCGCATTTCTTGATGATCATCAAGGTTTTAAGTCGTTTATCTGGACACCACCCCTCGGTACTGCCTCATTGTGGAAAGTGACTCAGCAAACAAACACCCCGTTAGGTGGAGGCATGTACCGCATCACCGCCACTTTTGAACAAGCATTTCATCCTTAACACTTCGCTATCGGACGTAAACAAATGGCATTTGAAACTATCAGTCTTGGCACCCAGCCAGCAGGCACGGGTGGCGATACCGCACGTACCGCTTTTGAAAAGGTTAACCGCAACTTTATAGCCGCCGATGTACTCGCCGCCGCCATGTCACAGGCGCAGTTTGATGCAATACGTGAGCAGAATAAAGAACGCTATGCAGCCAGTGGTTGGGTAAGTTTTGGTAATCATGAATCAGGTAAACAAGTCAATGAATGTAAGCCGGGACTTTATACAGCCCTCACCACGCCTAACACTCTTCTGATTGGGAAAGCTGGCGGGGTTGGTGGGTCGAAAGCCGATCATGGTGTGCTACATATTGCGGGGGTGATATTCCACTTGCCGTTAGCATATCCAGTTAAGCTTGCGCAAGCGCCAGATGGCAAAACGACTTACAACAAATCAACAGGGGTAATAACCAATCATGCCACGGTTGCTGCCGCATTTAACGCGCAGTCCGCCGATCCTATCAATATTGAGGTGGTGATTAACCGCGTGGATATGTGGGGATTTGAATCCTTCCCGCAGGAAGTAACACCGGCGAATCCAGAAATTTACCCGCAGGGCGTATTTAGCGACCTATTTACCTCTATGAATGGCATCCCTACAAGTGATAGCGCCCGCCCTGTTAGCTATTTTGGCTTTTTAGGCAAGAAGGCTAAAAAGGTTGATTTTTTTGCGCTATCTGATGCGCAAACTAAAAAGGTGTTAGCCGATCCTAAAAACAACCTATATTACTCGGACGATGGACGCCTGATTCAGTGGGTATTGCGTGGCCGTGAGTTTTCAGGGGCAGGTAATGGTAATTGGGAAAGAATTGATTCAATTATTGGTGATTCATTAAAAGCAAATAATAAGTTGAATATTACTGCACAGGGATTCAATGACTATCGAGATCCTTATGTATTATATGAAACTGGGGTGAACAGCTATAGGTCATCAATTGATGTTCTTAATAACAAGAAAAATTTAGGGTCGTACACTGTCTTATATACTTCGCAAGATACTGCTATAAATGCAGAGTGTTACTTTCTTGTTTGTGGTACAATTAATAGATTAAACCTAGGCGCATATCATCCAAGCTTTAACCCAAAAGGATCTGGCAATTATTTGGTTCAAGGTGTTAACTGGTTCAAATGGAATGAGTACCACCAAAAC